TTGACGGGTGAATCTTCCAAATAATCTACGAATTGTTTGCCATCAATATCCGCCAAAGTACCCGTATCCACTCCGTATCTTGTGCCGTTGTAATCCGTAAATGGGGTAACTTTTAAGCTGTGTAAATGACCAGTTACAAATGAAGTGCCTGAATTAACAGTATTGTTATGGGTAGCATGAACTCCACCTTTCCACCGATGTTTAACAACAACAGTCTCATTTACCCAACATGACCAACATGGAATCCATGCAGGGAAATGGTCTTTCAGGCTAAATCCTTGGACACCTTCAAATTGTCCTGCGTGTTGAGCCAACATATTTTCAAACCTAGAATCGTGGTTTCCCAAAGGCCACACCAGTTTGACGTTATGCCTAGCAATCTTGGCATACTCCTCAATCTCACCTAAAGCAGTCTCACAGGCTCTTAATTCCTCTCGTACAGTAGGCTTAGAGTCCCATCCTATCCTTGGATACCTGCTAATTGAAGCACCATCAAAGGCATCCCCATTGTTGATAACAGCATTGGGTTGTAAATTCTCAATAGCCCAAAGCAATCCCTTGTAAGCAGTTGTTCTCTCATTAGGCCAAAAGTGAGCGTCAGAAAAGACAATAACAGTACCATTTAAGATACCAAGATTTTTCCTAGCATTATGTGTATGAGCAGTAGAAACGTATTGAATGACATTTTTTGTAATATCTTCAAGTTCAGTTTCAAGTTTAATTTTGTGTTTAATTTCTATTGATTTACGTCTTCTGTAAATCTGACGTATATCCACGTCTAATGCTTTAGCAACTTTAGCGGGTGATTTGTGAATTCCCCAAATTGCAATAAATTCGTCATCAGAATGATTTTTAGGCATATTGATATTTAGTCATAGCAATATGACAGGGTTATTTATGTTAAAACTGTCAATGCTTCGTTAGTGTGTTTGATTCTGTCATCAATACCAATTGTTCCACCATTAATAATCTTAGTTAACTTAACATGGTCTAGGGCATCCGCAGGTAAATTACATTTGTGGGTGCTCCAAAACCATCCAGCAGTTAGTGCCGCATATTTAGGAGTAGAAACCCAATCAGGTTGCATAACAAAATCAACCCCTAATGCTTTTCCTGCATGGTAGTAATTATCGTGTCCAGTAAGTTGAATACAACCTCTGCCTCTGAAACGATAGCCGTCTCCTGATGCTTCATCCCTGTTTCCCATGCGACTAGAGTAAACCTTGTTGGCAATAGCCTTTGCATTACCAGCAAACTGGTTAGCAAACTCAATCGTGGGAAATCTTTTAGGCCATAACTTAGTCAAAGTAACTGCCTTGTAGTTCAAGTTTTCTTCAAGTAATCTAAAACTACCACTCTCATGCCCACATTGAGCAATAAAACAGGCTTGTTGATTAACAGAAGATATACCAAAACGCTCGAATGTCTCGTTCAATGGGTCAACCCACTTAGCGTCTATGTGAAGTCTCTTTAATTGTTCAGCGTTTATTGACATTGATTACTCCTCTTACTTGCTCGTAGGTGTCGATACAGGCGTTGAGTTGGGTGGTGTTCCTGTCTCCTTCGATGGCGAGGGCGACAATAGCTTTAATAGTCTCTCCGTAAGGGTCGGGTCTTGCTTCTTCCCTATTTCGGGGGGTAGGGGTGGCATCTGTGGGGGTTGATACGCAACTTGGGGTCGGGAGGCGCAGGCTACCAGCATCAACAAGTTTAGAAATATCAGACTGCTTTTTAGTAATCTCATCATTTGCTTTCCTTAGTGCATAACTTTTCTCGTTAACCGACTTACTCAGTTCTTGCTCTTTTGTCCTAGATTCCTCATTCAACTTGGCAATCTGTGCTTGCATTTCTTGGTCACGGGCATCCCATCCCTTGTGATGACCCCAAAAGTAAGCAGAAGTGGCAACAGAAATTGCCCCCAAAATAAACCAAGGATTAGGTAACGCAATCATTTGACACTCTCTCTTGCTTCAGCCAACAACTCACGTTCATGGTCAGCCTCAAGGCTTGGAGGCGTTGTAGGAGGTGGTGGAGGTGTCCAAGATTCATCCAAAGGAGGATTGACCCATACTGGCAATGCACCAGTAGCCACAGAAGGGGCAGAAACAGGGCTAAGATGAACGACAGGAGGTGTAGGGGTACTAGGAGTAGCCAATGATTGAACAACTGCTCCTACGCCCTTTTTACCAATGACTCCACCGATGCCGCCAACAATCAATAACACAATGTCGTTGAGCATCTTAGTATAGGCTTGGTCTATCGGAGCCATGCTCTTGATAGGCTGAACTACAAAAGTAACGCTATACAGGAGTGCAAACACAATCCCTGCAAGAATGAGAGTAACCATGATGACCACAAAAGCCCATATACGGGTTTCTATGTCTTCATTTGACAAGCGGTTTTGGTTGTTCAGGTTCAATTTTCTTCTCCAAAGCAATAGGTGCTACAAGGTATTCAGGACAAGTTTGAGTGAATAAACATTTGGGTTTCTGACACTCTGCAAGATTGAAATTGTCAGGGTTTTGGCAAGTATATCTGTAAGAATCGTGACATCCTGAAATTACAAATGATGCAAAAATTAGAGTAAGTTTGAGTTTATTCATAGTTATACATGGTGTGTGAAATATAAATCTTCAGCCTTTTTTCTAGCCTCAACCGCTTCTTCTGCTGTTGAATAATAACCCAAATGTTTAGTTTGATAATTATGTGTAATAGTTGCAGACCAAGGTTTTTCTTTTAATCTATTTTCACATCTAACGCCACGATAACCTGATGTATTGTTTTTTAACCTATACATATTTTCACTATTTTGTTTTTGAGTTGCCAATCTCAAATTAACAGGTCGATTATCGTGTCTTATTCGATTTATATGGTCTATTTGTAATAAAGGTAATGCTCCGTAAACATAAAGCCACATTAATCTATGACCTAAGTAATCTTTTTGGTCAATTCCAGTTATTAAATAACCTTGTAAATTAATATTACCAGCCTGTTGACCTTTTTTAGCCTTACCGCCCATTGTGTGTTTCCAAATAAAAATTCCTTTTTCAGTATCAATATCTAGCAACTCACACAATCTATCCCGTGTTAAAATTTTTTCAGCCATTTGATGTCCTTTCATCATATTGGTTAGAGATGCCAATCGGTTACAGCCGTTTGGTGTCTCGAATTTTAACTCAAATGCTGACATTATGTGTCTTCGCAGGCCACTAGCAATAACAAAATCAACAGATATTTACTCATCTTTCTCAACCTTTCTATCAACTTTACGTCTCAGAACTTCAACCTTTTTCATCTCTGCCTGAACCTCTTTTTGAGTCTGTTTAACATCCAAATACACACTCGTAATCAACGGCAATATGATTACAAAAACAAACGCACAGATGATAATTATTACTAAATTCATTCTTACCACCCATATCGAACCTTTCTGTCTAACACGATAACCCACCAAGTAAACGCCAAAGCTGAAAATACAAAGAAAACAGCAACAAAATATATCAAGTTATCTTGAATCTTTGATGTCATCTCGTCTTGCTTGCGTTTGGCCTCCCGTCTTTTCTTCTCAATCTTTGCCCTAGCATGGTCTTGCTCATGGGTAATCTGCACCTTCATGTGGTGACATTTGCTAAACAATGCTCCCAGTTCAGGAGGACTGTTGTAAATCATCTCCCATTGAACTTGCTCTGCCAACTTGTCCATCTGCTCTTGAACCAAGACCCTTTGAAGTGCTGACTCCATAAGGTTTTGGTCAGGGTCATAGACTGTTTTAGACTTTTCTTCTTCGTTTCTAATGTACTTAGACAATTGTTCTTGAAGGCGGAACAACTTAGACAGATTTGTTGCCAACTCTGCATAAACTGTATTTTCATCAATAACAGGCTGATGCTTCTTTCCCTTTGGTTGCTCAACAGGGACTTCAACTTGGATTTCAACCTTTTTCTTGAACATTCCAAAGAATCCACCCACTTCTTTAGTGATGGTCTTAACTTCGTTAAATGTCTTTTGAGCATCGGCAACAGTACCTTTGACTTGCTTATAAAGTTCACAACCTTTTCGAATAGCCGCCACACAGCCATTCGCCATTGCAAGGATGGTAAGCGGGTCAATAGGTCACTCCTACTGTACAGGTTGTGCTTGAGGTGCTGTATCCCAATTGATAGGGGCAACTGAAGGCTGAGATGATGGTTGATAGGCTTGTGATTTTCCAGTAGTAAATTGGTTAACTTCATTTAAATATTCATTGTCAATAATGCCTGACTTGTTAAGCATATCTGCAATTTTCCCTGAAACTGCGCCCATGTATTTTGGATTTTTTTGACCTTTTGAAATCATAGCCAAAGCATCCATTGCATCTTTGTTTGTCAATGCTTTACTAATAAACTTTGGAGTTAAATATAAAGCACCAATTGTGGCAATACTTTCAGGTAAATTAATTTGACTTTGAACAGAATTAGGCAATGTTAAATATGCACCTACTGCCGTTGCTGTGGTTGCTCCAGCAGACACCAATCTTGTTCTTAAAGCAGTAGTTCCACCTTCTTCTTCAAGACCATATTTGGCGGCATTTGCAATATCAGTCAATTGTTTTTTAGTAGTTGCATCCCTAAATAAATAATCAAATCCTTCTTTAAATGTTTTGTCTTCCATTTTTTTAGTAAAGTTTGTTACACCTTCAGGAGAACCAAACATTTTATTTATGTAACCATATTGCAATTCTTGGATAAGACCTTTGCTTTGATTAGCAGGCAAATACTTTTGCATTTCTCTAACTGCTTTAGCAACATCTTGTATTCTTTCAGGTCTATTTATATCAAATAAATATTCTCCAACAGCAGAAGGCTCAGATTTAAGAGCAGTTCTCATTGCTCCACCATAAAGTCCTTCCATTGCGCTACCATAGGCATTTTGAGCATCCCAATAGTTTTTAAGAAGGTCATTGTTTTTAATGTTTGCTTCAGTAGTAGGCAAATTCATTTTTGACAACGATTCAATATTGTATGTTTGAAATTGGCCTGTACGCAATCCTGCTGGTTGGTCAATACCGCCAACTAAACCTAACTGCCTTGCTTTTGCTTTTTGTTCTTCATTACCAAAAGTAATAACAGCAACAGAATCCATATTATTTCTTAATCCTTGTGCATATCGTTTGTAATATGCTTCAAGAGTAGATGCTGGTTGACCTTCTTTAGAAGCATCTCTAGCACTAGCAAGGAAATCACTTCTCAAATCATGAGCTGTACTAAAAGAAATTTTATCTTCTTGTTGAAGTATTTGCTCTAAAACGGCTCGTTTATCATTAGCCGCACTAGACATTGCTTTGTTTTTATTAAGCCTATCTAATTCTTCTTTTGCGGCACTTTTTAATGGAGACAAATCTACCAATAAACCATCACCTTCTTTTTCCATTTGATTGTAAATAGGCTTATATTTGGCTTTCATTTCAGTATCAGCAACTTTAATAGCATTTTGGAATCTATCTCCAATAGCCATTTGAGTTGGGTCACCTTGTTTTAATGCCAAATTAAAAGCATCAGAAGTATCTAATGTAGATTTAACATCATTAACACCTTGTTCTAAGGCTTTTCTAACATTTACTTGTTGTTCTTTAAATGCAGGTGCTCCTGTTGTATATTTTAAAGCACCCTCTATTGCACCACCTTCACCAGTTAATTGACTTTTTGTCAAAGTAGCATCACGAGAAGATAACCATTCTTGAGCCGCCCGTCTTGCTTCTAATTCAGGAGTTCCAAAAGCACTAGGTTTTGGAGCAATACCAATTTTTTCTAAAGCATCACGACCAACAGTAATAGTTTTACCAAGGACAGTAAATGCTAAATTACCACCTAAATCAAAAATAGCATTTTGTACATTTTTTTCAAGCAACTTTTGTCCTGTTTCGGGGCTAAGAATATTTCCAGTTAAACCTTGTTCAGCCAAAACACCAGCAGAAGTTCCTGCGGTAGAGCCTAGTAATGATGGTAAAAATGGTTGAGCAATGGCAGGTGCTTTGCGTGTTAATGCCATTATTGGAGCAACAATCTTAGATTCAGGAAATACCAATGGTGCTAAACCACCTAGTAATCCACCCATTTCAGGTAAATTAGTAGTTGATTCAACAGGTAATGGACTTAATGCTCCAGCAAGACTCATTCTTGTTCTGTTTAACTCTTGTCGTTTTAATGCCTCTTGCTCTCTTGTCAAGCCTTGAGTCATTGATGGTGCTTCATCCCAATTGATTTCTGTTGCCATACAACCGCCTTATAGTCCAAGTTGTTGTTTAAGTGTTTTTGCTTGTTCTCTTTCAGGGTCTGTAATTTTTCCTGAACGATATTTATCTTCTAAAGCCCGATACTGTTGAATTGCTTGGTAATTTTTACCTTGTGCTAAATGAGCATTAAATGATGTTCTTTCAGAATCAGGTAATTTTGCACCTTGTTCATAAGTAACTTTTTGAGACAACATTTCATCTTTAATTTGACCAATAAGACGAATAATAGTTGGCAACTCTTGATTAACATTAAACTTACTTTTAAGTAATTGTTCCAACTCTTTGTTTGACTGAGAACCAGGGAAAACTTTAGCAATTTGTTGTACAACTTGAGCCGATATTGCTTCTGCAATTTCTGTATCTGTTGCTCTATCGCTAATTTTTACACCAACAGCAGACAATCCTTTAGATACTGCAAGTTTTGCATTTGCACCTGCTCCTGTATAAGCATTAGATACTGTATTTTGAACAGTATTAAGTTTTTCAATTAAAGGTACAGTAACTGTATATGCTTCACCTGCTTTAGACCAATTCTTAGCCGCTTCTTCTCTATCTCTTGATAAATAAACTTTTTCAAGAACATCTCCAAGAGGAATTTTGACCGCCATTGCTCCTGCTTGTTTCTTTTTAATATCTTCATTAAATAAAGCAGTATTTATTTGAGCAATTTGTTCGGGAGCATAATCGCCAAAGTTATTCTTTTGACCAAACCCAAGTTCAACTGCTTTAGCCGCAAAATCTGCTGTAGGTTTAGTAAATTTATCAATTTGCTCAAGTTTTCCACCATTTTGCCAAGCCATAACACTTTCAGGTAAATATTTGCCAGTTTTGAGCAAATCAATAACTTGTGCAGATTTAGGTGTTAAATATGATTTAAGCAAATCAGGATTAGAAGCAACTGCTAATGCTTCTGTTTGACTCATCTTAAATTGTTGCATTAATTGTTCAACTTGACCTTGTTTTGACAAATTTTCAATATTTATTTTTTTAGTTTCTTCAGTTATTTTACCTGCGTCAGCCATAGACTTAGCCAATGTTTGTGCTCTTTGTGCCAAACCCATAGCCGTTGTTGGGTCAATTTGAGATATGGCATTAGCACCTTGCATAATAGATTCAGGGTTACTAAAATCTATTTGTTTAGACAAAGCATTGATTGCCGTTATTTTTTGCAACTGTGGGTCTTGACCACCCAAAGCACCTACAATGCCTCTACCCAACTGTCTACCAGCCCCATAAGAACCAGCAGTTACCTGTTGATAAGGGTCAAGTTTAGCAAATTGTTGTGCTTCAGCATCAATTAATTGTTGCTGTTGTTGTTGGTATAACTCAGGAGTAATCCCAAATAAACCTGCAATGTTTGTATCTGCCATGATTATTCCTTAAACTGACCAGTCTGTGATTGCGGTTGGAACTTGTCCACCACCACCATATCCATACACATTTTCAGAACCATACTGAAGATTAGCAAGTTGTGCATTTATGTATGGGTTAAGAGCACCACCAATACCAGTCGTTTTAGATAAACCAGTTAAACCACTAGCAAATGGGTTTTGTTGATTAGCAGGTTGCATTGTCTTTGCCGCCGCCATTCCACCACCATACAGGAATGAGCCTGCATTAGCACCCGCAGTAGCCGCACGACCACCCAACTGAGCACCAATATCCAAAGGTGCTTGACCTAATGACTCAATGCCTTGATTAGCCGCCAAGTACGATTGGAATGGAGACAATGCACCAATCTGACCTTGTTGGTAACCACCAAGTAAGTTAGCACCTTGACCAAACAATCCTGCTCCAAACAATGTTTGTTGTTGACCCGCTTGTTGTGCATTAGCCGCCAACTGAAGGTCTTGCATTGCTCTGGCATTAGCCAATGCCTGTTGTTCAGGATTAGCCGCACCTAGATTGCCACCTTGAGCCACAGACAAACCACCTCTGCCTGTGTTGTACATTTGATTAGCCAATCTAGCACTTTCTACATCACGACTAGGAGCAAGCAAAGCCTGTTGGTTAGTCATGTATTGTTGAGCAACTTGTTCGGGGGTTTGCTGAAGATACTGTTGCCCCAAACCAAACAAGTTTTGAGCCGCACCTTGTAACGGAGCATACTGACCTTGTGCTTGTTCTGCTTGCGTTAAAGCACCACCTTGCAAACCTGATAACCTGTTTTGATAGGCTTGAAGTTCAGGAGATACTGTGTATCCTGCGCTCGTCAAATAACCTTCAGGACTCATTCCAAAATTAGAAGTTCCAAAACGAGTAGTAACTCCAACAGGTCTAAATTTTGCTTGTTCTGCCGCAATTCGTGCTGATTCTGTTTGAGCATCAGCCGCCGCCCTAGCCGCAGACGCATTAGAATCTGCTTGCATGGAACTACCAAGTAGCCCAATGCCTCCGCTAATAAGTGCGCCCATAAATGCCATGATTATTCTCCTTGAATCAAAATTTCATCCACCTTAGACGGGTCTTTCTCGTCTGTGGCATGAATACAAAACCAAACACAATCAGTAACCGCTTTAATCCCATGATGATTTCCTGCCTCAATATTTATGCAAGCAGGAGCATCGTAAATCTTAATATCACCATCATTGACCACTACAACCTTACCTTTGGCAAGTATCCCAAAATGGGAATATGTATGCTTGTGTTGCATAAGCATAGTTCCCGCAGGAATACTCGCTTCTTTGGCATACAGTCCATCAGAAAAATGGTGGGTAATGTAGTCGGGGAGGTTCATGCCTTACCTTCAGCAAATACATTCACAAACACAGTCTCATCTTCCAACGCTTCAATCTCATGCCATCCGTCAGCAAGCAAGTTAACAGGTTGAGTGTCCTTGGTCATTATGAGTTCCTTGCCCTCTTTGCGTACCGCACAAGACCCTGCATGGCACATTGTGAGGTGCGAGTATGCGTGTTCATGTCTAGGCAACCCTTGTCCTTTGTTTGCATGGAAGACGTTGAGAACTGCTCCGTCATACGTGACTTGGTGCTTTGGCATTACTGCGTGAATCATTTTCTTCTTCCGTGTTGACATCCATCCATTTTCCTGTGTAGCCCATCGGTCTGTTGATGTAACGCAATTGCATAACCTGTGTTCCGTTTTCTTTTTTTAATATACGAAATTCAGGTGTAGAGTTAGGATAAATCATTGTGAAAATTCCTTAATTTCACCAAATTCACCATTAATTGCTCTTAACCATAAGTTTTTTATATGTAAATATTTATCATTTAAGTTAACTCCAGTAGGATGTTTTTCATCAAATTCTTCATATTTAACATCGCAAGTAAAACTTGTATGTTCTAAATTATCCCATTTAAGATTTTCAACTATTTGTATAGTAAACATAATTTTTCCTTATGAAACACGAACAAATAATGCTGTATACCAATAAAATGTATATCCATCACTTTGATATATTGCTTTTGATGCTGACATTGCTCTCCAAGTACCACTCAAAGATGTTCCTCCACCTTGATATGTACAAGTTGGAGCATAAGCAGAAGCGGCAGTGCCTGATATGGGGTCAATAAAACTACTACTTCTATTTGTTATATATCGTAAAGATGAACCAGAATATGTAGTTCCAATAGATGTTAATATTGTTCCATCTGATACAGTAATTCCATTTACTGCAATAATTACAGAACCAATTGCATCAATAGAAGTATTGGTTATTGAACCTGTTTGTCCGTTAAGAGAAGTCACTCCACTACTAGGAGGTGCGGCACTTGTCCAACTCGTTCCATTAGAGGTAAGTAAATTACCTGATGTACTAGGTGCTACTAACTGAACGGCAGAAGTACCATTGCCTAATACTACACTATTAGCAGTAAGAGTTGCCGCCCCCGTTCCACCATTAGCAACTGGCAAAGTGCCTGTTACACCAGTAGTTAAAGGCAGTCCTGTACCACCTGCCAATGAGCCTGTAACTGCACCTGTTAAGTTACCTGTTACATTGCCCGTCAAAGCCCCTGTAATCGTTGATGATGCGGTTATTGCCGCAACATTAACAGTACCTGTAAAGGTAGGACTTGCCTTATCAGCCTTAGACGAAACAGCAGTTGCAATATTGTCATACTCGGTATTGATTTCAGTACCTTTGACAATCTTATTTGTATCACCCGATGACAACGCATCTTTAGCGGCAAAATTTGTTGACTTTACATAATCACCCATGATTTCTCCTTAAACAACTTTACCATTTTTGGCATGAATTTCAATCTTTTGGATGCTTAATGGATAACCACTAATATCCGCTTCATAACCTGTTTGAACAACTTTACCCGAACCTGTTGGATAAGCACTCAATGTACTCATAGTGATACCACCTGAATAATATGCAATTACAGTAGCATTTGAGCCATATTCAGCAATACCATATTCCGCAACAGTTTGTGTTGGAATCTTTGCACTATAAGGATAGTAATTTGAACTGAAGTCATATCCCCATTTCATAATCACATATTGGTTTGAACCACCAATAACCACTACTTTGATTCGTTTCAAAATAGAAGTAACAGAAGGAGCACCAAGGTCTGTGTGATTGGTAAAATATTGAAATCTGTATGAAGATGTATTGTCGTTATATCCGCTATAAGTAGCCAAATACCCTGCTTTACCAATGTATAAAGTACCGCCTACTGTTGTGCCAAAACTGTATGGTTCAATAGAATCCCAAGTTGTAACCCTAGCCGAGCCATCTTGCAAAGCGGCTTTCATGTCAAAACAATACACAACTTTAAGAGCAGGAAGCATTAATAAATAAAACGCATCTTTGACAGAATAAACTGCTTTGATTGCGGTTGTTGCCTCACCTGCCACATAAGTAATCAAGTCATTACGAACATTCTTAGACAAATCTCTCAATGGAGCAGATTTTTCTTGGACAGTCCTAAGAACACTTCTAACACCTGAAGCAGATAAAAAGATAATATCTGAACCTGTGTATGCCACAGAATCCCTAGCAATACATCCAATACCAGTAATTACATCAGCCAACACCATTGTGGATGGAGTAGTAGCCCCTGAATAAACAAGAATATTGTTTTTCCCAAAGATAAACAAAAACCCATTATGAGCACCCAAAGCAATGATATTGTCACCACCTTTAGGCCATACAGATGTAGTATCCAAAGTGCCAGCCGTTCCAGTATTCCATTTGTTTGGCAGTTTAGTATCACACCATTGGACTGTGACCTTCTCTGTGCTTACATCAGCACTCCAAAGCCTTCCATACGCACTTATAACAGTATTTCCTAACTGGGCAGTACCTGCGTATGCCGCTAACTCAGAAACCCGTCTATAAGCCGTTGTAGAAAGACTTGGGTCAAATACAAGTGGGTCATGCCCTGTTTGGTACAAAAACATTGCACCATTCAAGTTAGCCATTTGCCAATTACTTGCGGTAATGGTTGGGGCAGTACCCCCTCCCCCATAGGTCAAAGTAGTAATTGTTGAACTAGACAACTTGTATAACTTATTGTTACCAGCCATGATGATGTATGAAGTTCCATCATTTGTAATCAACTCGCCAATAGCAGTAATGTTGTTTGTGCTTAAATCTGTGTTTAATGCAGAGTTAACTTTTGTCCAACCTTTTCTAGCACCTACACGACCATATTGGTCAATGACACAATTCACCGCAGTCAAAGCAAATCCACTCGCTAAATCTAAAGACGAGTCTTGGGTGTTCAACCCATAAAAGCCAGGGGCTGTGATGGAAAATGTTTGTATCTGTTGAGCCATTAAACAGCCGTAAACGCATCGTTTTCAGGGGAACGAGCCAACTCTAAAGCAATCAAGTCAGAGAGTGACGCTTTGTATATCCCATAGGCTTCTGAACTGTTTAAACCACCATCCTCGCCACGTTCAACCAATGCCCTAGCAAATGCACCCAAAATAATAGGTTCTTTTGCTAATAAAGTTGTACTCGCATCTGTTGAAAAGTCATTCTCAGGAATAACTAGGCTAAATCTAATGTTATAGGCTTTATCAGGGACAGGCCAAAAATTAACCTTCAAATCACCATTAGTGTCAACTGTGCCAAACGTATAGTTAACAGGTAAGTTTTGTTGAGGTGTTTGAATGGTGTAATAGTATGTATCGTAGAGTTCATGGGTAATAGGAGTCAGAACATAGTAACTAGTTGTGTTAATCACATCAATTGTTTTGAAGCGTACACCAGCACCTGTAAGACTGTAATTACCTGCTGTTCCTGCCGTTAACGTTACTGTGATAGCAGTATTAAAGGCATCCCAATCGTAAGCATCTGCAACACTACGCTTAGTATCGTTGACAAACTTGCCAACTAAAGCAGATAAAGTGTTTTCAGCAACAGAAGTAACAATAGGTTCACGCAAGCGAACCATTACATCGTTAACAATACTTAAATAAGTAGGTAATGCCATGACTACTTCCCTTTGTTCCTTGAGGAAATCGCTTTCGCTTTTGCCTTTGCGTCAGCCTTGGAATTTGCACCCCATGCCTTCAACGAAAGAAGCAGTCTTGTTGGTTCTCCATCCTTGTACTCTGCACCAGCCATATTGCCCATGCGAGCCAAGAAACTTGCTCTGCGAGGGTTATCCCCCGACTTTACTGGTGCTTTGAGATTGCCACCAGTTTCAGCATTATAAGATGCTCTGCCCTTGGAGTTCAACCCTCCTTTGGCATTTTGTCCTTCTTTTCTTTGCCAAGCAGGGGTCTTCATAACTCAATACCCTATTTTTTTCTTCTTCTTAGGTTTAGTCATTCCAGCCTCTGACATAGCAATAGCCACCGCTTGTTTTTGAGATGTAACTACTTTGCCAGTTTTAGAACCTGAATGTAAAGTGCCTGATTTCCATTCTTTCATAACTTTACCAACTTTAGCCATTTTCTTTGTTATCATGATTACTCCTTAGACCAATTCTGTAACTGAAACAGTTGAAGTAGTAATTGTTGCATCTTTGATAAAAGCAATCTTTTGAGAAGGACTTACTCGTACTATTTCAACACAATTAGGTGGAATCATTGCTGATGTTGTAAGACTTGCAGTTGGGCTAGTGCCAATTGAATAGTGGCAATGACCTTGACCACAAGCAATGCGAATCATAGTAGTTGTAGTACCAAAAGCCGTCATTTGAACGCTACTGGTGGTTACTGTTGCCACTTGGGTTGTGCCATTAGTAGCAACTCCAAAAGCCACTTGGTTGGGGTCGAGTTGAAAGGTACTCATGTCTTTTCCTTACTGAAGGGTTAGCATATAAAGGGTATTTTGATAAAGACCCACGATTTCGTCAATTGTGTTGTGCAAAGCAGTCTCAGTTCTTGGGCAAATTTGTTGACGATTACCCTCAATCCATTCCATCTCTGCTCTCAAAACCTCAGATATTGTGCCTTTGTATTCATTGGGTACGCTAGGAATATCTAATACCATTGCGTATCTGCCTTGAAATTGTTGAGCAAAGTCATCTGCCAAAGGAATAATAGAGTTGTAAAACGTATTTAAAGCATCGTGCTCACTAAAGGATTTAGTCTTTAAGTGAACTTTGTGAGCCGTATCCCTTGCTTGGAATAGAAGTCCTACAAACTTACCAGCCACACTATTTGCCATTTTTATTCCCCTTCATAGATGCTTTCATTGGTTTGCCAACAGCAAGAATAAATGTAACTTTTGTTTCACCACGTTTTTTTGCACCTTTTACTGCAGAATTTGCATTTTTATATGTTTGTGTTTTGAGTTTAGTTGCCATGATTAATCCTTGGTTATTGAGCCGCCTGATTTCCATGCGTCACAGGTTCTTAGTGCCGCACAGGTAAAATGAAATAACTCGCAAAATCCAAGGTCTGCCGCATCAATGAACTGTTGGTCATAGTCCAACTCATTGGGACTAGACTTAGATTTCTCCAGTCCTGACTTAATGCACTCCATCATTTTAGGAGTCTGAATAAATGCGGCACAGTTGCCACATCTCATATCTTTAATTACGTCTGTTGGTGCGTTATACATCTTGGCTTTTTTCAGCCAAAACGCATCATTAGCATCATTAGGATTTGGTGGGCCATATCCATACTCTTTAAAGGCATGGTTTCTGTTTTTCAGGTTAACCGAAACATCTTGAGTAGGCAAAGGACAAACTGTGCCTGACAGTAAGCCTTCTTTCACTTTAGCCACCTAGAAGCAAAGAAACTAATCACACCACTAAAAACAGAGGCAATTGCCATTCCCATCCAAAACCCACCCTTAGATTGATTAGCCAATTCTAAAAGTAACTTAACATCTGTACCCAATTGAGAAACCTGTGTCTGTAAAGACTCTACTTGAGCCTCTAACTTGCCAAAGTCTCTAGCGTCAATATCAGACATTCTGAACCTTTCGAGGTCTACCCATCTTCTTAAATTGCGGGATGGGAGGATTAAATTTTACTTCATTTAAAGGTTCTTCTTTTACATCATCTAACCGAATATAGTTAGGATGACCTCTCATGGAATCAATGTCATGTTGAAGATTGAAGGTAATAACAGTACCTGTCGTTGTATCTTGAAACTGAGCCATAAAAACCTTTAAATGAAGAAAAGGGGGTTTGTGACCCCCTCCCCCTGTTAGACGATTAAACGCCCAACGACTACACGAATCTTAGTTGATGCTAAGTCAACAGTAGAGCCACTTTCGTTTTGTACACGCAAAGAGACTACATCAGCCGCAGAGACATAACCTGTAACAGTTAAACCCGCTTCTGATACTGCAAATGAACATCCTAAAACCATGTCACCTAATGCAACCCCAGGTACTGCAATAGTGTCTGTCTCTCCTGCCGCATCTACCAAAGAACCCGCATCAAGTGTTGCTGTGACCACCCAAGTGTCGCTAAACATTCCTCGGAACTGGTCATTACCTCTACGTGAGGTGATTGACGTTGCTGCTGCCATTTTGATTTCTCCTAATTGTGATTAAAAAAGACCCCCCCACTAAGGAGGGGGCAACTGCAATTAGGCAGGTACTGCTAAAGCAAATGCGGAAGAAGACTTAGCCAATCCCGTAGATGCGGCAGTACGCAATGCGGCAACACCATACAGAGTGTCAGCAGTAAACAATGTACCGAGGTACTCTTGTTTGTACTGAGTCTGCGAGCGAACTGCAACTTGCTCAACCAATACCATAGCCTCTTTGTGACCCATCAAGCAAATGCGGTCAGTTTGAGTAGAACCATAACCTACGTCAGCGTTGCTAGTAACAAATACGGGGATGCCGTATAGGTTACCAATTTCGCCATTGCGGATTGTGTCTCCATTACCAACAAAAGCCTGCTCTGTATAACGGGCAAGACCCATTAAAGTGTTACGGCTTGAGGGTGGGATGATGAAGAAACGACCATCCATAGGAGTGTCATTATCATCAAGACGTTGGATAGTTCTGCGAATAGCGGCATCAGTCAATGCAGAAGCATTGGAAGTTGATGAGTTATAAGCAGTTGTACCATCGCCACCAATGTAGGCTTTAGTTGTTGCAGATGAAGTGTAATAGTCATCAGTTCCAACTGTTGCACCATTGAAGGAACGACCCAATTGAATCAAATCGGTATCTACTTGCTTGGCAAGTGCATAACCTGCATCTGCTGTGTAGAAAGAGCGCAATGAGTTCAATGCTTGTGCTTCGACAATATCTTCAATCAAACGTGAGTATTCATAATGTTTATTTATGCTTACTTGCACTTCTGATTCAGTATTGACAATCAAAGTAACTGCGTTTGTAGCGGCTTTGGCAGTAGCAGAACCACGAACAGGGGCTGGAATGTGAATGGTGTCACCCTTCTTACCCTTGAAGTTCATCTTCATTACCAAATTTGCTAAAACTAGGTTCTTTTTATATGCCGCAATAATCTCATCCGACCAAATTTGGGGGATGAATTTAGCCGCAGTAGTAGTTGTTGTATTACTTGCGGGGGAAAATGCTGTTCCTGTTGCCATGTTAATTCTCCAAAAAACAAAAAGTTAAATTACTTGACTCGCCCATCGGAATATGCTTGCATGATTTCATCACTTAAAGCATCATAACGATTAGGGTCTGTCATTTTGAGCCTGATTAGGTCTGCCCGTCTGTAAATTCTTTTACCTGATTCTCCCGACCCACCTGAATCAACTTGAGCCGCACGAAGGTTTGTTTTCCTCTGTGTCTCGCCTTGTTCTTCAACTTGCTTGGATTTAACTCCACGCAACTCTTTGTAGGTACTGAGCAGTTCGTGAGCCGAATCATAGTCAAATTCACCATCAGCCTTGGCATACAACCCTATGCGAACAGGTGAAGATTTCACCCAGTTTACAAAGTCCGAATCTTGCACTAATTGTGAAAAATCAGGATGGTTCTGTGCCAACTTCTGTTGAATCTGCATCCTTTTGAAATCTTGACCCGCTTGTCGAGCCGCCATTACATCAGGATGACTATCAATCGTCTGTCTTACTGCCCTTTGAGGGTCTTCAAAAAAATCAACTTCAGGTTTTACTTCTGTCGGTTGCGGTTTACTTACAAGGTTTTGCTTGATAAGTTCATCAGCTAATTTGCGTACTTCACCCACCTCTTGAGCCTGTTTACCAATCAACTTTTCAGCCTCTTGGTGCATTTTGATGACTTCTTCAAGCCTTTTATCCCTGTACTTGTCAGGGATGCCTGAATTGTCACTATCAACAGTTGTGTCTAATTTCGCTTCTTCAGCCTCTAACTCACCTTGCATCTCGTTTTCGTCATCAACTAACATACTTATTTCCTTTTCCAGCCAAAACTTTGGTTGTTGGACAATCAACTCGGCACTAGGCTTATGAGTTGGCTTTTTGCTCCGCTTTCAATTTATCGGTGTGTCGCTTGTCAAATCTGCCATGTGCTGACGGGAAATGACCACTCCACCCCTCCAAGTTAAAATTAGGAGCACTTACTACACGATGGGCTAACGCACCACAAACGCATTGGACTTCCACAGACTCATAATCGGTGAGTTTATCCATGCGGTGTCCACTTTCGCAGACAAATTCATACATTCTTTTCATTCAATTCCTCATAAGCCACTTCGCTGACCTGTTTCAAGGTTTTTAGCCAAGTTAATATGGAAAGTTCCCCTTTTTTGAATTGAAGGGATTTTTCGTCTTGAATTACAGAGATATTATTAAGGGAAACTATCATGTTGTCAATATCAATTAATAATTCCTTCCAACCCTCAGATGCCATCATCGAGAATCGGTCTTCATAGTATCTTTGTAATTCAGGTGTCATGCTGGAGTTTCCTCAACAGGAGGCTCAGGAATAACAGGAGCAGTCCAATTAGAACCATCCCATGTCCAACCAATTCCAATTTCATCAGGTGCAGGAATACAAGTTATTCCTTCAGGGGGTTGCCACTTATTTGTGTCTCCATCCCATAAAGAAACATTCTCAACCACACCATTTTTAACCATTGCGTATCGTATTACCATGAAGTTACCACTACCTTTCCTTGTGCTCCTACACCACCACGACCACCAATAAGAGTGCCTCCACCCCCACCAGCACCACCTCCGCCCGGAGTTCCACCATCACCACCTTTAGAGCCAGTTCCTGCGTTATTAGCCGCACCGCCTGCTCCTCCGCCTCCTGCTTTGGTTGAATCTCCTGCCGCACCATTTGCTGATGCAGTTCCTGTATTTATTGCCGCACTTGCCGCACCACCACCTGCTGTAGTAGCCGCACCACCTGTTAAGCCTCCTGCTCCACCAAGTTGTGAAGTACCCGGAGTTGCTGCATCAATACCCCCGCCTCCGCCTCCGCCTGCCGCAGAGAAATATGAAGAACCTCCAGCCGCACCTGCATTGGTTGAAGTTGATGCACCGCCACCACCTCCGCCACCTAAATATGATGAACCAGTTCCACCGGGAGTCGTTCCCGCTGATGAACCACCTCCGCCTCTATGGTCATCAGATGCTGTTGCTAATGATACTGCTACAGTTGCACAAAGACCTCCTGATGTACCTGTTGAAGTCGTTGCTGGAGAACCATTAGCACTTCCCCCTGCACCGCCACCTCCACCACCGCCAATAGTTGCAGAAACACCACCTCCACCTCCACCATAAGCAACTAAGAAGTTGCCAAAACGTGATGTGCTTCCTACCAATCCCGCTACACCAACAGCAGAAGTTCCACCACCCCCTCCGGGTTGAGATGACGCAACAGTAACACCAACAAAAGGAGTTAATTCAGCAGACAAAAATTGCATTACTAAACGTAAACCTCCCCCTGCACCTCCGCCTCCGGGTCTTACAGTTCCTGCCGCCGCACCTGTTCCACCGCCTCCACCGCCTCCACCGCCTGTACAGTCAACAGATGTGTAAGTTACACCAGTAGGTCGAGTCCATATTCCATTAGCCGTAAATACTTGAATATCAGTTACCGCAGTAGGAGCAATTAACACATTACCATTGGAATCAATAATTGACCAACCCCTTGTATCTGTGAATTGCAATGTACTGTTAGGCGCAAGTGCCATTGATGCCACATAGTTGTATAAAGTTGCATTGTCATTTAAACGAATGGTGACACTCACAAAATCTGTATCTTTGTTGGCTACTGTGATTAAATTTACTTTTCTTTGTGTACTTGCCGCAGGAGCACTAAGAATATCAACCGCAGTAGCACTATTTGTTGTGGATAGTTGAACAGCAGGAGTTGTCGTTGTTGATGTGAAATCTACATAGTCAACAGTTACGGGTAATTGGTTTGCATTGACTGTTGCGCCAAGCAAGATTTGAAGTTTTCGAGTTGTTGTATCAAGTATCATATTTTTACCAACAGTAGACTACTACACGACCAGCCGCACCATTGCCACCAGCACCACCTGTGGATGTACCACCACCTCCGCCACCACCACCGCCTCCGGGAAATCCTCCCGCACCACCTGCACCGCCTGTGGTCGAGTTACTTGCTCCACCTCCCCCACCACCTGTTCCGCAAGCAATGGATGAGCCTGTTGTTCCAGCAGTTCCTGCCACACCAGTTGCCGCACCACCTGCACCACCACCACCAGCCGCAGTTGCAGAGCCACCAGTAGAACCACCTGCACCACCTGCTTGAGCAGTTCCCGGTGATGCGGCATTAATACCACCTCCACCACCACCTCCAGCCGCAGAATAATATGAACTGCCACCTGAGTTTCCTGCTACTGTGGATGTAGAGCCGCCTCCTCCTCCTCCGCCGCCCAAATATGATGAATTGCCCGCTACTGTTGTAGTGCCAGCCGCTACGCCTGAACCTCCAGTATTTGTTGCATATAAAGTTAATGCAACACTAGCAAGAAATGCAGAACCACCAAGAGCCGCCGCACTTGTAGTAGCAGATGCACCAGCAGATGTACCACCTCCGCCGCCACCACCTCCACCTGCACCTGTGTTTGAAGCCGCACCTCCGCCACCAGCATACCCATAAAAAATTGCGCCAAAAGATGAATTGTTGCCTTGAGTACCATTTGAGCCTGCGGCAGATGTACCACCACTACCACCAGTAGCGGTTGCGCCAACAGTAACAGTTACACTACTTGCTAAATCTGATATTTGGTAAAGTGCAGTTAATTTATTTCCACCAGCACCAGCACCAGCTCCTGAACGGAGATTGCCAACCGCACGACCTTCTGCGCCACCACCACTTCCACCACCACCAGTTACTTCAACATAAGCCAAAGAAACAAAACTGGGTTTAGTCCAAGTGCCGTTAGCAGTAAATATTTGTACATCAGAATAAGCAGAACCTTGAGCAGAAAGAATCTGACCCGATGCGTTGATTACAAACCAACCTCTAGTATCTGTGAATTGCAAAGTTGAGCCAACAGCAAGAACCATTGATTGAGCAACTCCGTAAATAACAGAATTGTCGTTAATCTGAATTGTTACTGTTATGGGTGAAGTATCTTTATTGGCAACAGTAATGCCGTTAATTTTGTATTGCGTACTAGAAGCAGGCGCAGAAAGAATTGTGACCGCAGTTGTAGAATTTGTATTACTTAGTTGAACAGATGGAGTAGTTGTCGTTGCATCAAAAGCAACATAGTCAACAGTAACTGGACATTGATTAGCCGCTACTGCCGAGCCTAACAAAATTTCAAGTGTTTGGGTTGTTGTGTTAAGTATCATTACCAGCCCCACACTCTGACTTGACCTGCCGCACCTTTACCGCCTGCACCACTTCCTGCTACCGCATTACCGCCTGCTCCACCACCGCCACCGCCTCCACATGGGTAACCGCCATCTCCACCTGCGCCACCTGTCGCAGAAGCAGTAGAACTAGAAGCACCTCCGCCGCCTCCTCCACCAGCCCAACCAGCAACTGCTAAACCTTCACCACCTGCTCCACCAACAATTATACCTCCAGCCGCACCACCACCTGATGTTATTGCTCCTAATGCGCCATTAGTACCGCCTGCTCCACCAGCAGATGCCGCACCTGCGGAAGTTACACCAGCACCTGATGCTCCTCCACCACCACTAAACCATGAGCCGTAAGAAACAGAACCATTCAACCCAATTGTCGAAGATGGTGTTCCGCTTGCGCCTCCTAAAAACGAAGGAAATCCGGGGCTACCGCTACCTGCCCCTCGACTATCGGAATAAGGTGAGAAAGTAGCAGAACTGGCAAATGCGTTTCCACCAGCAACTGCCGAATTACTTGTTGCAGAAGAACCAGCAGAAGTAGCCCCTGCACCTGAACCGCCACCACCTCCAGCCCCTAAAGTCTGCCCACCTGCTCCTCCACCACCAGCATATCCAATTAAATAAGTACCAAAAGATGAATTGTTGCCAACTGAACCATTGCTACCTGCGGCACTAGTAGCACCACTAGCGGCAGATGTTTGTGAGCCAACAGTAACAGTTACAGTAGATGGTAAATCTTTAGCAAGGAATAACTGACGAGTGCGTTTACCTCCACCGCCACCGCCACCGCCTTGAAGAATTGCACCATTTACTGCGCCTTGACCGCCACCACCGCCTCCGCCACCGCCTGAAACTTCAACAAGGAAGAAACGACAGTTTCCGGGCTTATACCAAGTGCCATTAGCATTAAAATCTTGAACCCATCCTGCTCTTAAATCAGCGATACCACCCGATACTCCAACAATCCCCCAACCATTTTGGTCTGTGTATTGAAGTGTTTGTCCCCTAAGAACAGAGATAGATTTAATTGTTTCGTACTTTGTACCCGATACATTGAACTGAACAGTTACCACAATCGTAGTGGTATCAGCGTTGTATATCGTGATATTGTTTACTTTGCGTTGTGTACTTGCGGCTGGTGCAGAAAGAATTGTTACAACAGTTGTTGAATTAGTAGTTGTTGCATTTAATGCAGGTGTTGTTGTTGTTGCTGAAAACTCAACATAATCCACAGTAACGGGTGATTGATTAGTAGCAACTGCGCCACCAAGCAAAATTTCAAGCGTTTGGGTTGAATCAATAATCATAGACGCAAACTAACTCTTTTTAAAACTTCGGGTTGTGTTAATCCACTACCCCCACCACTTGCCGCCGCCCATGTAGCCGTAGTTCCGTTAGATGTTAAAACATAAGTGCTTGCACCAATAGCAAGCCTAGTTGCACTATTAGTTCCGTTTCCAATAATCAAATCGCCTGTTGTTGTTATTGGAGACAAAGCGTTAAAAGCCGCACCTGCCGTTGTTTGACCTGTACCGCCATTTAAAATTGGCAAAGCAGTTCCGCTATATGTAATAGCTAGAGTTCCTGATGATGTTATAGGTGAGCCACTAATAGATAAAAGCGAAGGTACTGTTGCCGCTACGCTTGTTACTGTTCCTGACCCTGCTGGAGTTGCCCAACTGCCATCACCTCTCCAAAATGTTGTAGCCGAAGCACTTGTACCACTATTAAGGTTGGTTACGGGCAAATTTCCTGTTACTTGTGTTGCAAGGCTGACGTTTGCTAATGTACCGCCAAGAGTCAGATTACCACTTGATGTGACTGTGCCTGTGAGCGTGATGCCGTTAACTGTTCCTGTGCCGCCTACGGATGTTACAGTCCCGCTACCCTTGTTATTAAACGTAGTCCAGTCAGTAGAAGTTAAGTAACCGCTTACAGAAGTAGTAGCGGCAGGCATAGATATAACTGGTGTTGCACCACCTGTGGATGCAACAGGACTTGTTGCAGTTACATCGGTAACTGGTGCTGTTCCACTTGATGCGGCAGTTATTAAACCTTTGCCGTTAACTGTAAGAGTTGCATTTGTAAATGAACCAACATTGGTGTTTACAGTTGCCAATGTGCCTGCGGCAGTCACATTTGCCGAGCCATCAAAACTTGGGCTTGTGTATGCCAAATCTCCCGTAACTGCTATTGTTCTGCCAGTTGTAAGAGTTGCGGCTGAACCCGTTGTGTTTTGATTTAATGTAGGAAACGATGTAAGTGATGCGGCTGAACCTGTTGGTGCAAGTACATCAGTACCAATAATTAAACCTAAAGAAGTTCGACCCGTTGCCGCAACCAATCCAGTTGCACCACCATCCCACTTTAATCTGTCTGTGTAAGCAGTATCCCAATTACTTTGACTAGAAGTTGTAGGTATTGCGTAACCAGCCGTATAACCAATAGCCAAAGTTCCGTTTGTAGTTATTGGAGAGCCACTAACTGTCAAACCCGTTGGAACAGAAGCTGCAACGCTTGTAACAGTTCCTGAACCACCACCAGTTACAGTTGACCAAGATAAATTAGTTCCATCAGTCTTTAGATACTTATTAGCATTGCCAGTTTGAGCAGGAAGTACAGTACCTGCACCACCTGAAGTCACTAACTTAATCTTTTCAGCCAACTCAGGGGCAACAACCTCACCCACATTTAATTCTTTTCCTGTGGACAAGGTAATAACGAGTGAACCATCAAAATCAATGTGAGCATCTGTTACAGATACCCCATCAGACCCATCTACTCCATCTTTCCCATTAATGCCGTCACGACCATCACGACCATTTTGACCTGCTTTACCATCTAGTCCTTTATCGCCCTTGTCACCTTTGTCACCCTTTTCAGGAACAATGGATTTGGCAACTTCTAGTTGCTCAGAAACCTTCTTTTCCATCACTTTGATGGCTTCAACAATCAGGTCTACATTGTCTTGAACTGCTTGCTCCTCTTGTGCTCTCATCGCAACAAGAGTTTCCTCCATCTGATTGATAGCGGCTAACTTCTCATCAAAGGATGAGTCTGCCGCCTCAATGCTTTGAATGAGGTCTTTGATGTTAGCCATTTTGCTTTAGTCCATCGGTAAGTTTAGTCAAGAAATCTTGTTTCACCTTGGATTGAGCATTAACTTTATCTGCCATTTGTAGTTCAACAATTTTAGATTTGTTCTTGATGTCTGCTTCTTTCAGCATCAAGTCTGCAATCTTAACTCGTTTGTCAAACTCACGGGAAGCCAAGTCATCTTGGTTGGGCAAGTTCTTAGTGTTTGCTGCCATTGCTTTGGCTTGTATTTCCATTGGCATCATCTGAACTTCAGTCATCAATTTAGTGGCTTCTGCTCTATTTTGCTCTGCTTGAGTAGTTTGTACAGCAATTTGAGCCTGTGCCGCTTGCATTGCCAACTGTTGTTGAGCTTGTTGCATCTGTTGAGCCTGTGGGTCAGGTTTACTCATCTCATCCAATGCCGCCATCATCTCATAGCGGTTAGTCATTGATGAATTAGCCAAAATACCTTTGAGTATCAATGGCAACACAGGAGTATTTGGACCGAGGGTCTGTAACAACGCAATAAATTGCTGTTGTTCGTACTCTCTAGCAATAATTCCAAGGGTTGCAGTTGGAATGAAGTTCATGTCAACAGAAGGGTATCTGTTGGGGTCAAACTGCATATAGCGGAAGGCCGCTTTTTTGATAAACGGAATTAAAAAATCTTCTTGAAAGTTGACCAAAGTGCGTTTGTACTTCTTAATAATAGAAGCCACCGCCATCGACATACCGCCTTGACCAGCATCACGACTGACTTGAGATACCATCCCATTTGAGTCAAGCGTACCCGTAGCTTGAAGTAACATTCTCTCAAACTCTTTAGAAGTTGCAAGATTGTTTCCATCTGTCTGTCCAAACTTAAAAGGATACAGAATTTCACTAGGAGCACCATTGGTCATAATGGCTTTTCCGGGTTTCACCTCAAATTTTGCACCTCTTGGGAGCCTTGTCGCATCCATTGCAATCATAGGTGAAGTGGTCAACGCAAGAGAATCTAAATGACTACGAATTTGAGCATCCATAGCCTTTTGCATATTGTATGCTTTCTCAACTGTGCCTCTGCCAAGCAGTCTATTAGGAACAGTATCATCTTGATAGGACAGAATCGGTCTATCCTTCATCATGTAAGGATTTTCTTCAGCCTTGAGTAACAGATTGTCGTTACCAATGACAATAATTGCCTCTACAAGGTCAGAATAGTCATCTGCTTGTGAATCTTCGGGGAATAAGTCGGCAACATCTTTGTTGTCTTCTAGGTTGTCCAAGTATTCACGGGGGACAAGCCCAAAATACTTCATTAGTTTAACTTTTTGGTCTTTAAACTGACTAATCTCTTGGGTTGCTTCTAAATCTTCGTCATCAGGAGTCGAGCCAATATCAACCTTGCGATACATTCCTGACTCAATGCCAGCCACAACCTTGTGGATTGATACAAAAGTTTCGATAGCCACGCCCATACAGTCTTCAATACTTGTCCCATTAGGGTCAAATATGAAATTCTTAGGATTAATGGGATTAATCTTGACAGAAATCCTATCTCTTTCCATTACACCGATAGCGGCTTGTCCTTGTTGACCAGCAATCGGTTGAGTTGCAGGGACATACTCTTTCTCAGTATTAACAACAACTTCTCCAATGCCTGTTCCGTAGATTTCAGCCATCAATTCAATTTGGTCAATAGACTTTCTAATCTTGTCTTTCTTGAAGTCTTCCATGAGTTGCTTTTTAAGCATACCCACATCAATAGGAGTTCCATTTACATCTTGGATATTGTCTTCAATGTCAAAGAAGTCACCTTGTCCAAAGATGGCTTCCATAATTTCAGCATGACGAGTCTCAACTGCCTGTTGTGTGGCAGGGGTTACGATGCGTGAACGCTCAGACTCCCTAGATTTGTCTTCTTCAGCCCATTGACCACGAAAGATACGCTCATATTCCTCCCAATCGGGTAGGTAGTTAGAGTCACGATATTCACGCCATCTGTCGCAATGGTCAACAACAAACTGAACTAAGTCTTTGTCAGCATCAGTTGGTTCGTAAAACTCGTTTTGTTCTAGTTTCGGTTCTTTTTTGGTAGCCATTTAAACCCCACTAATTATGTCCATTGGTTGCCAATCTTCATCTTCTTCACCTTCGTAGTAAGAAGTGACGGCTAACTGGTCTATGTAGGACAGGGCATCGGGCAAATCATCGTGTACGCCTTGTGAGGGGAACATTAGAAGTTGGTCTTTGAAGTCATCAAAGTCTTCTTCTTTATTCAACACAATACGCCCGTGTTCAAACCGCCCTTGAAGTGACCAAATGATTCGGTCAGCCTTCTTCCTATTGCCATGAGTCAAGTCAACTATATGCGAATATACATTATTTTTACGCATTAGGTCAGATAAATATGGTAAAACTGCGTTTTTTAACGCTCCACGCTCAATTCCTATACTAATTGGGCGGTAATCTCGCATCTTCATCAGTATCTTGGCGGCAGTCTCCCGAATATCCCACCGCCCATGCACAATCTCTTTGATAAACCATTTGCCATCCTCTGTGACCTTAACCACAGCAATGGCAGACTCATCTAGTCTTTTCTTCGAGTTAGCCGCTTGTTTAGCCACTTCTTCAAAGCCAGCCAAGTCGATTGCAATAAAGTAACTGCCGTGTTCAGGTTCTTCGCCATATTTAATCCATTCTTCTTTAAAGATGTTGCTCCCTGCGTTATCAAAGGAAGCCATATACTCTTGCTTAAACGCAAAGGAACTCAAGGTTTTCTTTGCCCCATCTATCTCAGTTGGGTCAATCAGGGGATTATCCTTTGTTGTAAAGTGCCAACTTTTCCAATCATCATCTTCTTCTGTCTGACCCAATTTAAACAGGTCATAAAACCAGTTTCTCCCTTTTGGAGTCCCAATAAATAATGCCCGACCTTTTTTGTCGGACAATGAAGCACGAATTACCTGTTCCCATGCTTCAGGTTTAATGTCTGCTACCTCATCCAAAACCGCATAGGTTAGGGACACACCACGAAGGGTATCGGGTCTATCAGCACCCCTGACATAGATTTTAGCCCCATTGATTGTCGTTATATCCATGTTATTGATATGGCTAGACTGAATCACATCTCGCCCAATGTCGAGCAATACATCCCAAATAATCTGTCGAGCCTGACCATTGGTAGGAGCAACATAGAGAACGGCAGAACCAGCAGGGCATTTAAGTGCCTCAATGATGAGTGCAGTAGCCGCTAACCTTGATTTACCGCATCTACGCCCTGCGGCAACCACTTTAAACCTTGTGTTATCAGCAAAGACTTCTTGTTGCCAAGGAAGGAGTGAGAAGTTTAAATCAGACATTCTTATCCTCTACATCTTCTACTTCATCAACAATGACAGGCTCAATGGGTGAGCCACCTATCCCAGTAATATTAATAGTCACGGCATTTCTCTGTTTACCTTCTTTTTCAAATAGTGAAACGGGAAGCATCCTATCCATACAGAGTTTGATTGCCGCCATCTGAGAGGGGTGTTCGTCATTCAAGGCAATGTCAACTGCCTTTTGAACCACTCCACTACCTGCGCTATTTAACAAAAGGTCTTTCAGTTCTCTGACTCTTTGTATCTCAGTCTTGGGTAAAGAGACGATAGGATGGTTTGCCAGTTTACTCATCGTCATCTTATTGAAGTCAACAGAACCCTTTGGTCTACCACTTTTTTTCTTTATTTTTTCAGGGAGTGCATCGTAGGCGTTCATACTTTTATCCAATAGGGAAGTAGACGTAATATACATTGTTTGACAATAATGGTAAACCCCTATAATATTAAACAACTGGGGGCATCACCCACCCCTCCATGCGGTAGAGCCGACCAATTGGGATAAACGTAGTGAATCAGACGAGTCTCTAGTAGTTAACAAACAAACGGGGCAAAGTAGTCTGAACTCTTAGTCTGACAAACTAATAGTAACTTAGAACTCTAACGAGTTACCCTAATCTTAGGGGATAAACAAGAGGCTCATCTCTTTTTTGAGATACACCCACATACGGGTAATGTCTTACATCTGTCTGAAACACCAGTTTCATCTTCTTTTCTAAATCAGGATTGGCTTGTTTGGGTAAAAGTCTAATTTTACCTTCTCGTGTGGGTAGGAGGCTCCCACAAATATTTCACGCCTTGACCACCCCCTCCCCCCATACAAACCCTTAATGGTTTACCCTCATAGGGTTTACCCTGACAGGGTTAACACTCATAGGGTTACTACTACTGTAAGAATATACAGTTGTATTTATGCAACAGTAGGTTATTGCAAATGAGAATCATTCGCATTTGAGTCTATATATGATTGATGCACCCTTATCTATAGTCCTTATTACTTTTAGATATATAAATTATTTAATCAATTACTTAATACTTTAATCTACTAGGGTTTATCATAGTATAAATAATGGGAAAACATAGGGTTTATCCTAGTATCTTTTAAATAGTAGTGACGTTATATTATCTGTACTGGTTAACAATAATCAGTATCAATCAATCAACTAAATAGGCGTTTAAACATCATGGATAAAACCGATAAAATCACTCTTTTGGCTTGCCTGCTGGCTTCGCTTGCACTTGGCATCATTTTAACTATTTACAACTGAAAGAGTTTAGACTGAAGGGTATAACGTACCCTTTGGCCTGTACTTTTGCAGGGTTTAAAAGGTGTAAAAAATGAAATTCACAATTCAACGCAAACAATTAAAAGCATTATCTAGATTTTCTGCAATTAAAGATATACGTTATTATTTGCAGGGTATCCATGTAGTGCAAAATAATCGGGGTACTTACTTAGAGGCTACAAATGGTCATATATTAGGCCGATTATTGATAGATGAAACACCATGCGAGACACAATGTAGTGTCATTATCCCTAATGATGCAATTAAGACATTAGCGGCAACGGGTAAAAAAGGTGAGGAAACCCTATTCTTTACAGTAGACGGGGCAAAAATTACAGTTATTGGCATGGATAGCACTACTTATACATTTGGGGTGTTAGAGGGTAATTTCCCCAAATGCGACCAAGTAATGCCAAAAAACCTAGATGATTCCCAAATTGCACCAAGCACATACAATCCTAATTATGTTATGGCATTTCACGATTGTGCGGCGGATTTATCGGGCAATAAAAATCCAAATGGTGTAGCAGTATCTTTTAAACAAAGAGGCAACGATAGCGGGTTAGTTGCCTTGGACTGCACCGATTTATTTATTGGAATCATCATGCCCATGCGTGACAACTGTATAAACCCTAATATCCCTGCATGGTGCAATAGACCTACTGTAAAACCAGTAGAAAATCAACCAGTAGAGGCTTAATTTCAGACTGTAAACCCTTCAAAAGAGGGGTTTATGGCCTGCAATTCGCAGGGGCTATGTTTAGCATAGTTTAATTTTCTTATAGGTGTAAACATGAAAACAACTGTATCAATTCACGATTTTAGAACCGCATTTTCACAATTAAGACCCGATAATTTTACTTATGAGGGTTTAGCCGTCTTATTTGATTACTTTGAAGATTGTGAACAAGATGGCGAGGAATTCGAGTTAGATGTTATCGCTATTTGTTGCGAGTTCGCAGAGGCCACATGGCAAGAAATAGCCAACGATTATTTGCTTCACGATAAAACCCTTGACGATGAGTCACAAGACCATAAGTCAAAGGTTCTGGACTATTTGGCAGATGAGGGGGTTTTAATCGGTGAAACCGATGATTCCATTGTTTATCGCCAACATTGAAAGTGTTTAAACATGCTTTATGCCGCCATTGCCCTACTCTTAAAAATCATCCTTCGAAAGGTTTCAAAATGAGTTATATCAAAAAATCATATTGTTTTTCAAATACCCCAAACGGCTCAAAAATGCGAGTATTTGCTGGTCATATAAAAAAAGAAACAGCGCAAAAATATTGCTTTAGTCAAGTCGTTTTGTCAGTGATCGACATGAGCGGCAGGGGTCGAAATGAAGACCGCAGTTTTTATGCGCCTTATTTTGTCAGAATGCGATCATTTAATTAAATTAGTAAACACTTACTTACAACCCACTTCGGTGGGTTTTTTATTGCCTAAAATTAAACCACTTTTAAGCGATTATTTTATTTCAATGTAGGGTATCAAGTAAACCCAAAAAAAACGTCTCTAAAGTGCCTTAAAATCGATTCTAGTGGCATATTATTCATGTTCATTGTCTGCTATGGTTATCAGCCCAACATAATTCAAGTCAATATCAGTTGTCAATCCAATATTAAAAAAGTGGGTTGCCCATCTTGCCGATACCCTTACGCCTTCGCTCATGTTGCCATCACCGACCCTTTTAAATATTTCAACCTCTGCATCAGTAAGATAAAAAATCCTCTGTTTTTGCTCAATCTTTGCCATTTATTTGATGCCTTAACCAGTTTGCAATAAGTAACGATTCTGCCCTGTGTGAATCCTTTTTTAGCTTCAATTTGGCTTCAGGCCAATACATCCTTGCCATGTCTAATGATTCATTTTTATCAGCCGTTAGCCCGTAGTATCCCTTCCACTTCTGAGGTGTCACCAAGTGAAACGGGTATCTTGTTAACTCACAAACAGCCGATATGACACCTACTGCACGTGCGAAAACCCATGTACTAGAAACCCCTTGCTTGGGCATTGCATGGACTGATTCACAGCATATTTGGGCATCCTCATCAGGTGGAATAACTCCCAATATGCGAGATTTAAACGCAAGGGCTAATATGTGCTTGTCCTTGTGTTCAATCATAAACGAGTCGATATACCCACCTTTTGAGTCAATTGCCCCTAATGCACCAGTTACTGCGGCAGGGTCTATGCCAATCCAAATAGTCATTGTTTAACCTTGTTTAAACGCTCTTGCTCAATGCTTTGAGCCAGTAGTTTACGCAACCAGTTTGCATTACCCAATCGTCTATATTCGTCTCTGAGTGGTGGTGTCAGCCTAATGCAAACTGTACATTGAACATTCGTTATTTCACTCTTTGGTCTTGTCATTCTGTGACCTCATTATCTTTACCAAATCGTCTTTGATTCCATTGAATAACTGAATCTCGTTCAGTTCCTTCGTTCTGTTCCATGTGTACTCTTTCCAACCTTTCGTATTTGCCAACTTCACAAGCCAATCTAACTGAGTCCGATACGATGTCTCCTGTGAGATATAAGGCTCGATTGATTGTGAGCATAGAGTAGTCGTGGCTTCCTTCTTTGTGTTTGTCAAGAATTCGTTTTGCGTCTTCATAATTCATCTTCCCACTCCAATTCTTTTCTTTTCATAATCTCAAAAATAGTCTTTGCGCTGTCTCCTGAGTAAGCATCTACTAACTTAACACATTCTATTCTTTCCCTGTTTAGAGCCTGTTTAAACGCTTTCGCAACAAAATTAGACTCTATGTACACTTTGCCATCAATAGTTTGAAGTGGAATCATATTGTTTTGCCTTTAAGTTTTTCACGAATCATGGCAATCATCTCAGGATTAGTCTTTGCATTTTTAATACTCTCATCCAATGCAACCAAGGTAGGGTCACGTTCAAATGTGCTTGGCACAGTCTGATGCACCTTGTCGGAAATATTAGGCTTGACAACCCAATCAGCCTTAAACCCTGTCCAACCACGAACCAAACATTCTGTCATTGCCTGCTCTAAAGTCCAGCCTGCCTTTTCAGCCTCAGTCCTAATTCCATCAATGGCTCGCTCAGTTATAGGGGCTTTCTTGGCTTTTCTTAAAGATTTGAATTCCTGAAAAACAGAATCAGAAACACCGATAGGTGTATCTATATGGTTATTGGTTATTGGTTTATGGTTATTGGTTGCTATTGGGGTAGCATTAGGGGGGCTATAGCCTCCCTTTGCCCACCTTATAGCCGCACCTTTCTTTCCATCCTCAGTAAATTTACGATATTTACTAATTTCATCATCTGCTCTAGTATGAATGTATCCATTTTCTGTAGAAATAAAAAACTCATCCAATATTGTTAAAACCTCTTGTTCAAGGTCTTTCATGCCTATTTGTCTAGCAATATCTCGTTGTTTTATCGGTGATTCATGAAGATAGTAGAAATCTAACAATCTCCTGTAAGCCAAATCTTCCATTAAAGAAAGGTGGTGGGTGTGGCTTTTGTAATCGCCTATATGAAAATTATAGTAGTGCATACTAACCTTACATCATTGGTTGTCATCACGAAGGAAACATAGGCAGGTCGGTGATGAATCGACTTTTCCCCCGCTAAAGGTAGCCAGTTTCCAAACAGTTTATCGCAGATTGTGAAAGATGTAAATATGCCTTGGATTTATTTTAAGTCAACTAGGGAAAACCCTGTAAAACAATTTGAGATTTTATGGCAAAGTCCTTATTGCGGTATGTTCCGTTTCTTAAAAGGTGTTGAAAATGAGTCCCAACTACTATGACTTTGAGTATGAAATTGCAATGTTGCCAAACCTTTGCGAAAACGTGGAGTTTAACGAGAAGTATCCCAATGTTGACAAGGTGGTGATGACATTTGAAGTTCAGGAATCAGACCCTGAGAATGGTGTTGAGTTTCGAGTTGATGTTTTTACATTCATCTTAGTTGATGACGAATTGGTAGACATTGAAGATTATTTGACAATGAAAGATATTAGAAGATTGGAAAAATATGTGGAGGAAAGTGTATGAATAAAGCACAATCAGAATTTATCAGAATATTTGGTGAATATGAGTTTACAGAAGATGCGGCATGGCACATCTTTTTACAGGGTTGGACTTCAGCCTTGATTAACTGTGCCAATGAGGTTGCAAAGATGAAAAATGGTGGTGACACAACAGCATCATTAGCAGTCTTTATTAAAAACATGGCACATAGGGTAAACACCGATTCCCTTAATCAATAAATCTGAGAAGATACATTTTTAACAGGAGTAAATGATGAAAAACTTAAAGATTCAAGACGAGATGTATGCAGTTAAACAAGAGTTGACAGCCAACGAAATGTGCGACCAACTGCGGGACTCAAAGGCAATGGTAGAAGCCTATCAAGCCAATGACTTCACAAGCATGGCAGACATTATTACACAGCGTTTAAACACCTATGCCAAACGTATAGCAGAGTTGCGTGTTGATGGAAAAATAACTACAAAATGGGTTGACAGTTCAGAGGAATTAGATGAATATAGGTTAGTTCGCCTTGAGCGTTTTGAGGATTCTATACGTCAAAAAAAGGCGGTTGTATGAAACTCAAAGACTATTTTCTTAATGAACTGGAAAATTCTAATGACTATTTCAATCAAAATGGCACTCAGGAAAATGGGACAGGATTTTGTGATGTGGTGGAGCAAAACCATAGACTACAACTACGAGATTTTGCCGTATCAACCCAGTTTAAAATCGTTCAGCAACAAATCAAAGAAAGGGGTGAAGTTAAAGGTTCAGCGTGTTGTTAAACCCAGTATCAGCATTACTGATAAAGAGTTTATCTACACAAATTCAGCCCAAACTAATGTGGCTAAAACATTTCAAAAGTTTTCAACAAAGACAGGAGTTAATGATGCTAATGGATTATTCAACGATTCTGATACAAATAGAATCAAAAACGAAAATGTTGTCCGACCGATGCTTGGAAGGAAAGTACGAAGGGTTTAGTAGCGAAATCGCTAGTTTACACTTTGATTTAACTTTGTTAGCAATGTGGATAGTACAAGAACAGCAACGGGTGTCAGAAAATAAAAGGAGTCAAAAATGAATGTATATCAAAAATTAAATGATGCACGAGCCAAGTTTCACAAAAAATCCCTCAAGAAATCAGGTCACAATAAGTTTGCAGGATACAACTATTTTGAGTTGGCAGATTTTGTTGTTCCAGCAATAGAGATATTTAACGAGGTTGGTCTTACTTCTATTGTTAGATTTAACAAAGAACAAGCAGAACTGATTGTTGTTAATGTTGATAAGCCTGAAGAAATTATTGTCTTCACTAGCCCCATGTCTTCAGCCGCCCTAAAAGGTTGCCATGAAGTGCAGAATTTGGGTGCGGTTCAGACCTATCTAACACGCTATTTGTGGGTGTCGGTGCTTCATATTGTTGAGCATGACGCCTTGGATGCCACAACTGGTTCTCAGCCAACAATGGATGCACAGGAACTCGCAGACCACTTGGCGGCTATTGATGCTTGCACTACCCTTGACGAGTTAAAAAAGGCTCACACAGACGCTATTAAGGCTACTGGTGGGGATATTTCTGCTCAGAAGAAGATTATTGCGGCTAAAGATGCTAAGAAGGGTGGCTTGAAATGAGCGATATTCAACAAGGCACTCCTGAATGGATGCAGAGTAGATGTGGTAAAGCAACTGCTTCCCGTATCTCTGACATTGTTGCCAAAACAAAGACAGGTTATTCAACATCAAGGGCTAAATACATGGCTCAATTGGTGGTTGAAAGAATCACAGGTCAAGTGGCAGAATCCTATCAAAACTCAGCAATGTTGTATGGAATCGAGACTGAGCCTTTGGCAAGGGCGGCTTTTGAGGCAAAGGTAGGGGTTTTGGTTGATGAGGTAGGTTCTATTGACCATCCAACTATTGCAATGTCTTCTGCCAGTCCTGATGGCCTTGTAGGTGATGATTCTTTAATCGAAATCAAGTGTCCAATGACGCATACGCACATTGAAACATTGGTTGATGGCAATATTTCAAAGGATTACATAGACCAAATGCAATGGCAAATGGCTTGTACAGGTAGACAGTTTTGTTATTTCGTGAGTTATGACAATCGTATGCCTAATGGACTTCAGTTGTTTATCAAGAGAATCCCAAGGGACAATTCTTACATTGATGAACTGGAGAAAGAGGTGACTAAATTCTTAGATGAAGTTAGCATAAAAGTTGATAAATTGATGAAATTAAAGGAATAAATGATGGAAGAAAAACGGGACAATTCAGGCGTTTTGTTTAAGAATGACAAGAAAGAAACAGGCAATCAACCTGATTACAAAGGCAATATCCGAGTTGGTAATCAAGAATATTGGTTGTCAGCATGGATAAAAGAGGGTAAAACAGGCAAATTCATGGGTTTGGCAGTCTCTCCAAAGGATGAGGATTACAAAGCCAAGAGTTACCCTAAACAAGAATCAGACGATTCAATCCCATTTTGATATAACGGGGTGAAAGCGGATGCTGAATAGACGTAGCGAGTAGCCCCACCCATTTAACAAACAGGAGTTAATAATGAGTTCTTTGGATAAAACATGGTTTGGCGGTGCAGTTGAGAAATTCTTAAACTCACCACCTTTTAAATTGGCTCGTAAAAACGACCCACAAACCTCACATGAAGCGGCACAGTCAGTCAAAGACTTTTCCAAGCACCATCAAACGCAGATTTTGGAGTGTTTACAGACCTTTGGAGCACTTGGAAAGGATGGGATAGCCGAACATACTGGGTTAGATAAAAGTCAGGTCTCAAGGCGTTTAAACGAACTTGAGAAACAAGGTCTAATTGTTCAGACTGGGAGACTTGTAAGGTCTAAGTCAGGTAAAAGCGAAAGAGAGTGGATTTCTTCATATTAATAGGACAAGTCTTTTTAAAGGAGTTAACCATGAGTAATGTTGTCATGTTAGTGACAGTCCTTGGCATAGGTTGTGCTATTGGTATGCTTGTTATACTACTTTTTGTTGTGTCTTTATTGGCAATTCAGGACTGAGAACTTAGTTCTGTCTTGCCCAAAAATGCCATATTTGTATCATCAAGTAGGTCTAGGATTCATTTGTGGCGCATTGCTACAAGGGATTTAGGCTTTATAAACAGGGGAACAATATGGATTACACAATTGAGATTGACTTTTTTGGTTTAACATTAACTGCATCAAGCAACCAGTTTTACAAACTTGCAGAAATTCAAGAATTTGTAGAAACAATGCAAGAGGAAGAAGATGAGTTATTTGACTTTGATGACCAAGACGAAGACTTTGAACAAGACGAGTTTGACGATGAAGACGATTGGTCAGACGTTGAGTATGACGAAGAAGGTTATGCTTGGTGGTTTGATGACGAAGACGAAGTATGGTACATCTATGATGAACTCAATGAAGAATGGGTAGAATTCGAGGATGACGAAGAAGAAGACGAGTGCGAAGAAGACTAATCTAAAGGGGGCTAATAACCCCCTTTTTTAATATGCCTTAACATTTATTACTTCGCCTCTAAATTCAATATTATTTTCCGACCACTTTTGCACCAATTCGGGAATTATTAATTTTCCGTCTTTTATAGTCAAAATAACAAAACCTGAACGCCAGTTGACGGGTGAATCTTCCAAATAATCTACGAATTGTTTGCCATCAATATCCGCCAAAGTACCCGTATCCACTCCGTATCTTGTGCCGTTGTAATCCGTAAATGGGGTAACTTTTAAGCTGTGTAAAT